ATAATAACGATGCCGATACAGAGTATTTTGCTTTTAAGAAGAATAATGCAGACCCCAATTCTGCGACTGAGATCATGCGAATTGGGGAAAACGGCAACGTCGGCATTGGTACAACCACACCAAACCAAAAACTAACAATAGAAGGAACACAATCCCTCAAAGAACAATCTAATGCAAATGCAGATACAGTTGGTTATGGTCAACTTTGGATTAAAAACAAAACTCCAAATGAATTATGGTTTACAGATGACGGAGGTAATGATGTAAGAGTTGGAGCAGTTGGAACAGATGCAAGGACAATTACTCTTGTTTTAGCAGATGGTACAACAGATTTAGCAGTTGAAGATGGAATCGGAAGCTTTACTTGGACAGTACCAATAGAATTTAATGGTTGGGACTTAATACTTGCACACGCTAGTGTAGAAACAGCAGGAGTAACAGGAGTTTCAACATTTCAGATTCACAATGTAACACAAACAGCTGATATGCTAAGTACAAAAATAACAATTGATACTACTGAGACAACATCTTATACCGCAGCAACACCACCTGTCATAGATGCAGCAAATGATAACATCGCAACAGGAGATAAAATAAGATTTGATGTTGATGGTATTAGTACGACAGCACCAAAAGGCTTACAAGTAATATTAACAATTAAAAAACCATAATTTATAATTAATTTATAAAAAAAATATGTATATAAAATTAGGAAAAACAGAATTAGCAAACGGACTAAATATTGATAATTTAGTTATTAAAATTGACGAGGTTAATTTAAGAAAAGAAATTGTTCATGAAGAAATTGAAGGAAGCGAAGAAACTACTTCAAGAAAAGAATTTGTTATTTTATTGTATTTAAGTAAATATGCTAACGAAGAAGCAGAAACACCTTTTGAAAAGTCAAAACAAACAATTAGATGTTCAAGTGAAAATATGGAAAGCCTTGAAACACTTTTATATAACCAATTAAATTTAGAATTAAAAGGAGAATTAATAACTGAATAATATGACACCGGAACAAATATTAAAAAAATTAACAGAAAGTGGATTATGCGATAAATTAGATGGCTTTATTTCGCTTATACAAGTTTTGCAATCTTCTTTTAAGGAAAAACATGGTAAATACTTTGGTTCTTCTGAGTTTGTAAAATTAGAAAACCTAAATGATATATTTTCAGAGTTTGGAAGTGATATAGACGAAACAACTTTAAATTTATTTGAAGTTAAAGATAACAAATTATATGTAAAAGATGGTGGAATAGATAGTATAATTAAAAATGCTTATATAACATTCCACGAACACAAAAGCGATAAAAAAGAATTTGGATATACTGTTTATATTAATTTTGAAGTAATGGGAATTAAATTAATTATGGCAAAAGGATTTGGTTTTGGGTCGTCAACAATAGAATTATCAGTAATTGAAGAAGATGAATTTTAATTATGTCTAGTATAAAATCAATACAATTATTAAGTGCAAGTAATCAATATTTGAGTATAACTGACGCTTTACAAAATGGTTTAGATTTGCCTGGAGATAATACATTTGAGGGTTGGATTAATTTTAAAACTTTAACTGCTACAAGATTGCTTGCTAAACACAATGGAATAGGTGTATACGGCTATATGTTTGAATTAGGAGGACAGGTTACACCTGCCACTTGGGGTTTTAATCATAGTCAAAATGGATCAAATTGGTCTGGAACTGCTGGTACAACTACATATTTATTTGTAATAAATACTTGGTATCATGTAGCGTCTGTATATGATGCTTCAGCTGGTAAAGTAAGATTATTTTTAAATGGTGTATTTCAAATAGAAAAAAGCGGTTTATTTAATAGCACATTTAATAATACTAATCCATTTACAATTGGTACGAGTTGGAATCAATCTTATTATTTTGATGGAAAAATGTTTGATACAAGAGTGTGGAATGTTACAAGAACAGACCAAGAAATATTAGCTAATTATCAAAAATTTATAAGTTCATCAGAAACAGGACTTGTTTCAAATTGGCAATATGATGATAATTTATTAGATGAAACAAGTAATAACAATGATTTGGCAAATAATAATAGTGCAACATTTAGTACAGACATTCCAGCTTGGGCAGTAAAAAAATTTAAACCACAAGTGATGATTTATTAAAAATGTGATATAGTAAAAATATGAACTGTAATATATTTAAAAAAGAAGAAGAGAAATTTGATATTAATATATTAAATGAACAAACAGAAAGGATAACTGGAAGTAATATTTTCCATGTCCAAGCACAGTTCTCTGGTTTTACATCAAAGTTGCTAGCTTTAATTACATTCAATTTACAACCACACGCAATGTATTGGGACAAAGAAGAAAAACAAGTTATAGATTGGCTTTGGTCTCCAAGATTTACAAACTTTGGTTATGGCGTAATCCGTAAATCTTCTGTTGAAGATGCAATGGACGGAGTATTGCCAAATACAATCTATGTAGGAGATGAATTCCCGCATGAAAGAGATGTATTTTATAGAAGGGTAGAAAAGTTAAGGGGTAGATTCATTTGTGGAGAAGCAATAAATGCACTTTCAAAGAATAGTTATGATTTATATAAAGAAGGATGGTTTTTTGAAAGGGTAATTATAAGAGTTTATAAATTAAGTTTAATAACAATTTTGTGTGCTATATCATTTTTTTCAGGAATATTATATTTTCATAATAAAACAAACCAAATATATGATTCATTTGATACGCCACAACAAGTAGAAGAATATTATGCCAAATAAAACAAAAAAGATTTTGGTTAAAAGACCAAAAAAGATATTAGTCAAGAAACAACCAAAAGCTAAACCAAAAATAACATTTTCAATGACTAAATTTAGTAAGAAAAAATAACCTTCGCCAAATTTAGCAATGGATAAAAAATAATATGTATAAAATAACAAAAAAATTTATAGAAGCAGAAACAGGTAAAAACAAAAGCGTTCCATTAATAGAATGCAAAGCTATTGTTTTACATGTTGATTTAGGAACTAAAAGAGGTACTTATCAAACAATCAAAGACAATCAAGTTTCTTATAACTTTTATATTCCAAGAGAGAATGACACAGAAATATTACAATATATTCCAATTCACAGAGGTGCTTGGGCTCAAGGTCTTAAAAGAGGTACAGTTTCAGCAACATCAAGAGCAAGAAAGATATTTGGAACAACTAACCCAAACAAACTAGCATTATCAATCTGTTACGGAGGTCGTGGAATAGATAAAAAAGGTAAAGTAGTTAGATTCGGTTGGTCAAGTGTAGTAGGTGGACAAGATCCAACACAAAGCCAAATTGATAGAGTAAAATATTTAATTAAAGAAGAATTAAAATTAGATGTTCCAATTCTAACTCATAAAGAAATTAGATCTTGTAAGCCAGAATGTGTAGAAGTTATGAAGCAAGGTATCCTAAACAAAGAAAAACCCGCTAGAGAGCATTTTGTAGCCTCACAGGACATATTAGACATCATTTCAAGTAAACAATTATTAGAAGAATTAAATAAAAGAGATTTAAAATATGAATTGCATATTAACAAACGATAAAGAATTTTTAAAAAAAATAGAAAGATGGAAAAAATATGAACAACAACGAAATAGAAAACAAAATAAATCAAGTAGTAAACACAAAGGCGATGGAATTCCAAACGATTTGCAACAGCCTAAAACAGACGGTAAATATAGTATTAAAGAACAACGAAAAAAGAGACAAAGACAACGACAAGATACTAGATAAATTAGATTCTTTAAAAGACGATATTGGAGAAGTTAAAATTCAAACAACAAAAACAAACGGAAGAGTGAATAGACATGCCGAACAGATTAATGGCGATGAAGGAATAATAAAATCAATAAAACTTATTGAAGATAAAAGAAGCACAGACCGAAACTGGATATTATTAGGACTAGTTTCGTTTATATTAAGTTTAGTAGCTTTTATTGGAAATTCTATATGGGCTAAAGTAATAAAATAAAAGATAATACAAATATCCATATTATCAAAAACAGGCAAAAAAGATAATAAGAAAATATGTTTAGATTAAGACCAAAAAACAAAATAAAGCCTTTTAAGATTTCAACTCTTACAGAGGAACAAAAAAAACAAGTTAAAGACAACCCAAAGTTTGCTTGTGGTACACCTTTGATTTTGAATAAGTTTGTTAGACTACCGCAACTTTGTTTTGATCCAGCAGCAGACGATCATGATTTAAGATTTGGAAGAGGTGGATATTTCTTAGACTGTTTAGAAGCAAACTTAAAATTTCCAATAAAGATGATTACAGAAACTTTAACAAAATGGTTTCCGGCACAATGGGAGAAAGTAGGTGACAGATCTTTTAGAGAATTAGCAGTATTAAATAGTATGTTTATTTTAGGTTATGGGTTTATTAAAATAAATATATTATTAATTTTATATTTAGCATTAGCAACGATTTATTTCTTAGCTGTTTTATTATTTGGTTGGTTCAGTTTCAACTGGGGGGAATATAAAACATTTGAAGAAGTAATGAGTTATAAAAAATAATTATGGAAACAAAACCAACATTTAGAATTAGAATTGGAGAAAACATTGGTGTAGAACTTTTTGTTAACTTTCCTGATTTAACCGGAAATCCTGATACATTTATATCTACAGATACAGATTCTGATTCAGGTGCAATGCCTGTTATAAGCGGTTCAGATTCTGCTTATACATTTCCAACTGATGGTTTTGTTTTAATAGGTAACATAGGATCAGAAAACTCAGAGTTAATACAATTACATGCCTCAACACCATCTACAACAACATTACTTACATTTGCTACAAATACTATATTTGCTCATTCAAGAGGCGAACAAATAATATTTATACCATATTCACATTTTGATGTTTATAAATCAACCAATGGTGGCTCATCTTATAGTCTACTTTCTTCACAGTCAATACAAACTGATAAAGTAGAAGGATATTATCAAGATTCAGTTGGAACATCAACTGACTATTACAAAGTTCAATTTAAAAATGATACAACTAGTAAAGTTTCAGAGTTTTCAGATCCAATTATAGGAACTGGATTTGCTGTAAATTCAGCTGGTGCAGTTATAAGAAATGCTTTGTTGTCCTTAGGAGAAAAGAAAGACGAAGTATTAACACAAGAGTTTTTATATAATTGTTTAAATGAAGGAAGAGATGAAATTGATAAACATATTTCTATTAATAGATGGAGTTTTAGAACTTCATTTGACTATGATGCTGGTAATGTAATAGCTGGTACAAACTCTATAAGTGTTCCAACTGATTTAAGAGATCCAAGTACATTTAAAAATATTCTTTCTGTAAGAATAGGAAGAGATAGATATTTATTAAATCAAGTTGATAAAAAGGACTTAGATTTAAATTATCTAGGTGTTGCACATACAACTTTAAATGGGACTGTTGCAGATAGCGATGTAAGTATAGTTTTAACTTCTTCAGGAGACTTTGATGATTCAAGCACAATTAGTGTTGCTTCACCAGATGTCTCAAGTGAGATTGACTATATTCCTTATACAGGAAATACATTAGCAACAAATACTATTACAGGTGTTACTGACATTGCCACAGGAGGACATGCAGACGGCGTAGACGTGTGGCAGAGTGCAACCTTTGGCTTTCCACTACAATATACTGTTTATGAAGAGAAGATAGTATTTTCACAACCATTTTCAAATGATATTTCAGGAGAAAATATTTGGTTAGATTATTACAAAGAGTTAACTGATATAAATAGTGATGGGGATTTACTTGATGAACCATTTTATAAAATATATATTCCTTATATGAGATACAGAATTAAAGCAAGAAGAAACCAAGAATTAAATAGAGACGCAGATAATGATTATCGTTCATGGATTGAAAAAAGAGAAACGATGGTTAATAAAGAATTTTTAGGGCAAGACATTAGAATTAGCATTGACACACCTTGTTAAAATCCTCGCAAAGCCATATAAATATATTATGGCAAATTTAAAAGAATTTCAGTTACCAATAATGAAAGACGGCATCGTAAGAGAAGCAGCCGTTGACCAAACACTTGTACCAGAGGGCACCGTTGAATTTGCTATGAATTTAAACTTTGATAAAATCGGGGCTGTACAATTAAGAAACGGATTAACTTCAATTGGTTCAGCTGGTTCTATTGTATTTAATACTGGTTGGACTGATCCAAATACAGTAGCAGAATATGACTTACCAGAATCTAGTGACACTTATAACTGGGTAAATGTTAATAATGTATTAGTTAATGACGCTAATTATTCTTATAGAAGTATAGCAGTATCTGAAATAACTCAAGCAATTAAAACAACAAACTTTGGTTTTAGTATACCTACTAATGCAATTATTACAGGTATTGAAGCAAGAGTTAAAAGAGGTACATTTGCGGGAGCCACACCGCCAATTTCTGATTTTGCTGTAAAACTATTTAAATCAGATAATACAGTTGGAAGTTCAAACAAAGCAAAAGATAGTAGTGTATTATGGGAAAAACATGACGTTGCTGATTTTGTCTCTTATGGATCATCTACTGATTTATGGGAAGAAATTATCTCACCTTCTGAAATTAATAGTAATAACTTTGGTTTAGTATTTGCTGGACAAAATAATTCATCTGGTTCAGGTTCAACTGGTTCAATATTACGAGTATTTTCAATTCAAATAAAAGTATATTATGCTTTTGGTATTAATGGAATCGCTAACTATATAAATAATGCTGGTACTAACCATCATTTACTAGCAAAAAATAACACTTTTGTTTATAAATATAACACAAATAGTTTAGGTTGGGATTCTGTACGAAGTGGTTTAGTGTCTAGTAGCAAGGCAAGATTTACAAACTTCATTGATCTAACTTATATGGTAAACGGAACTAACAATGATGCTTTACAAACTTATAATGGTAGCACTTTTGGAACTTCAAATGTTGCTTCTTTACCACAAGGAGACTTTATTGAAAACTATCGTTCAAGAGTTTGGGTAGCACAAAATACAACAGATAAAGTTTATTATTCTGATATTGTGAATACTGATAATACTTTAACTGGAGGTACAAGTTTTATACAAGTATCTCCTCAAGATGGCGAACAAATAACAGGACTTAAAAGACATCCTAGGGCATTATTAGTATTTAAAAATAATCATATTTATAGAATATTTTCAATTAACTCTGCTGATCCTGATCCGTCTATTGATAGAGGAACTTATTCACAAGAAAGTATCATTGAATCAAAAGGAGGTATTTCATATCATCATCCAACAGGATTCTATGACTTTGTATTTGATGGACAACAAAGAGAAATATCAAGACCTATTATTGATATTATAAAAGCTATTTCAAGAAGTAACTATTCAAATATTATTGGTTGGGTTGACGATTCAGGAGATGGAGATCACAAATACTGGAGCATTGGAGATATTACTTTAAAAGGTGTTACATTTAATAATGTTGTATGTAGATATACTATTTCAACTCAAGTTTGGACTGTTTATTCTTATCCAAAACAGATAACTGCAGCAAGTTTATATGACAATGGTACTACTATTAGCAATGTTGTAGGCGACGAAGCTGGAAATGTATCAACTTTTGATAGTGGAACAACTGATAATGACGAACCTATATTCTATGACTTAATAACACATTGGTTTAGTTTTGTTCAAATAAAATCTACTAAAAAGAAAATTGGAGAAGTAGCAGTAATTCATGAAAATGCACAAGGTGCAAACTTACAATATCAAATTGATACTGATATTGAAAATAAGTGGAGAGACTTAGGAACAATTAAAGATGATTTGTTTCAAGTGATAAAACACGAAGTACCAAACTTTACAAGAGTAAGATTTAGAATGTCTGGTAATAGTATCGGTTCACCTTTTGTCTTTCGGGGCTGGGAAATTTTAACAGCATTAACAACATAAATTATGTCAACACTAGAAGAATTACAATTAAATAAAGGACTATATAAAATAACTCAAAGTCAATTTGATGAGCCTGTTTCTAGTTATGAAATTGGTGCTGAAAGATTTACTACTGGAGATATAGATGGCGAT